GCCGCACAAATGCTTCACCGCGCCCTGTCAAGGGGTGCGGGGGATACGCCCGGCGGCGGGCGCACCGATTCGCACCGGTGACCTAAACCAAACGCGCCGCAAGGAGACACCTAATGGCCGAAGAAGAAGTTGTCAGCCAGGAGGAAACGCAGGACGCCGGCATCTACGACGCTGAAGCAAATGGTGACGTGAATGCTGAGGGCAGCGACGAGGCCAAAGAGGCCGCTGATCGTGCCTTTGCTGAGCAGCGCAGGAAGCTCCGAGCCGCTGAAAAGAAGGCAGCGGAGCTGGAGGCGAAGCTCACTGAGAAACAGCGCGCCGAAGCTGAGGCCGAAGGGCGCTATAAGGAGCTATACGAGGAGGAGCGCGCCGCCCGCGAGCAGGCTGAGAAGGCTGCCGAGGAGCGCGAGCGTGTCGACCGCGTAACCAAGCTCGCTTCCGATCTCGGGTTTCGTAACCCGCAGGTCGCGCATCGCCTACTGGACGCCGATGACCTTGTCGATGACACGGTCGCTGAGGCTTCCCTGAAGGCGCTGGCTAAGCAGGAGCCTTACCTGCTCAACGAGCAGCCCGTTCGTACGGCTGCCCCGACGAGCAACACGGCCCCGGAAGTGGACGATCCGCAGCTAAACGCTGCACAAGGCTTGCTGGAGACCATCCGCGCGGTGCGCGGAGGGTAACCACCGGGGGCCTGGTTGTCGTCCGTGTCAATCAACCCAAGTGAGGTACTGAAACATGGCGAATAACTCGCCCCTTAACATTGGAACGGATGCCGCTGGTGGCTTCCTGTTCCAGGAGCAGTACGGCCAGCAGTTCATCGACGGCATTCGCCGTGAGGCTGCGGTCGCTTCGCTTGCCCGCGTGGATTCCCTCGTCGGTAAGCGTCAGCTCTACACCGTGTACGGTGGCCGCCCGACCGTCAGCTTCGTTGACGAAGGCGCGGAGAAGCCCGTCACTGGTGCTGAGTTCTCGCAGCTCACCCTCAACGTCAAGAAGCTCGCCGCTGTCGTGGTTTACACGCAGGAGCTCCTCGAGGACGCTGAGGACGACCCGCGTGTCCTGATCAATCAGGATCTCGCTGCTGCGTTCGCGCAGAAGATCGACGCTCACGCTCTCGGTTACGAGAACGGGTCCGCGATCACCAGCTCCTTCGACAGCGAGCTTGGTGCGTCGACCGCAACTCACGAGCTCGGAACGACCGGCGACGCGATCGCTAAGTCGGTTTCCGACGCGATGGAGTCCGTCGAGGCCGCCGGCTACACGCCGAACGGCATCATCCTGTCCAGCGACTCGAAGGCTCAGCTGCGTAACGCGCGGCAGACCGTCGAGACCGCTCAGCCGGTCTACGCCCCCGGGTTCACCCAGGCGCCTGACACGCTGTATGGCATGAACATCAGCTACTCCAGCAACCTGGACGGTTTCAATGCCGCTTCCGGCAAGGTTGTCGGCGTGGTTGGTGACTTCTCGCAGGCGGTTCTCGGTATCCGTACCGACCTGACCGCTCGCGTGTCGGACACCGCCACCGTGAACATCGGTGGCACGCAGCACAACCTGTGGCAGCGCAACGAGGTTGCGGTGCTGTGGGAGACCCGTGTTGGGTTCGTCGCTCACGATGTGAACGGCGCCTTCTCGGTCATCACCAACAACTCGTAGTTGGTGACGCGGCGCCCCGGAACCAGCCTGTTGGCTGGGGGCTTGGGTGGGGTTCAACTCCCCACCGCCGCTTTGTTGTTCTTGTTTCGCTGATTGGAGGGCCCTGTTGGCCGTTTACTACTCGACCGCCGCGTTGGTGCGCACTGAGCTTGGCTACACCAGCCAGCAGCTCAGTGACGCCGCTGCTGAGAAGGTCATTGAGGAAGCTGAGGACGCGGTTGATGGCTTGATGGGCGGCTGGGTTCCTAGTGCCGCTACGGGCCGGAAGATCATTGAGGGTGATGTGGAGCCGTGGCAGTGGAACAAGGTGCGCAGGGCCACCACGATCCTGGCGGCGAAGATGGTCCTCGAGCCGGACCTGTTGGAGGGGCAGCAGTGGCGGTCTGTGAGTGGACCGGATTTTTCCTTTAGTGGCCCGTTGACCGGAAGGTTCCCGAGCCGCGTTATTGACCTGCTTAGCGACAGCTCCTTGCGGAAGCTGACGGGGCAGGCGCATACCGCAAGCCAGTCGTTTGCGGCTGATCGTGACCTAATCCAGTGGGGGTATGAGGACTAGATGGCTGACAACGTAAACATCACGCCTGGTTCCGGGGCGGTTATTGCTTCTGATGAGGTGGCTGGCGCTCAGTATCAGCGCGTGAAGGTGACGTGGGGTGCTGATGGCACCGCCACGGATGCAAGCACTTCTAATCCGCTGCCGGTTCAGGCAACTAGCGGCATCACCACTATTGGCGATGATCGCAAGACCGTGACAACTGCTGGCACGCGGGTTGCATTGGCATCTTCGACAGCGTGCAAGCAGGTGATTATCACCGCTGAAACTGACAACACCGGCAACATCACTGTTGGTGGGTCAACCGTCGTCGCGGCGCTCGCTACCCGTCGTGGTATTCCGCTCGCTGCCGGTGATTCAGTTGCTTTGGAGATCGACAACCTTGCGGATGTGTACATCGACTCAACCGTAAACGGCGATGGCGTCACGTTCGCCTATTTCAGCTGATGGCTTTTGAAGTAGTCAGGGCACCGACCTACAGGCTGCTGGGTCGGGCGGCGCTTACAACTAACTTCACAACCAGCTCAACGCATACAACTCAGCAAGACGAAGGTTTATCGGTAAGCGTGACGTACAACCCTTCGCGGATCTTGCGCGTCACGCTCCAGGTTTCCCCGGGGGCTAGCGGTGGCGCGCAGGGAGTTGTTTATCGAGTGCTGCGAACGTCAACGGTCGTCAACGCGTGGACCAACTCACGCGCCTTGAGCACGATTTTTGGGGACGCGATGACGTATACCTGCACGTTCGCTGGCCCGGCAACCGGGGGAACAGAAACCTTCAAGGTGCAGATGTGCGCCCTGAGTAGCAATACCGCCGTCAACAGCTACGGGAACGCTAGCGAGCCGCGAGTCCTGACTGTTGAGGACATTGGGCCGCAGTAGCCGCTGATGCCTGCACCGGTCACCAACGCGACGATCACAACCGTTAGCGGGCCCGCGACCATCGACCGGTACGGCGACATCACCACCACAACCGCCCTATGGTCCGGCAGCATCGCCGGATACCTACGCCGCCCCCGCATCAGCCGCACCGGCACCGACCGCGAAGAAGACCTAAAGCTCGACACGTTCGTCCTCCAAGGCGAAGCAGCCGCCCCCGTCCTGCAATCCCTCGCATCCGGCGCTGAAGCACAGGCCGTCCAGGTCACCATCATCGACCGCCGCAACCCCACCCCCGTAACGAACACCTACCGCATCAAGGGACTGGACATCATCAGTGCCGGCACGGTCGCTGACAGCGTCAGATTGGAGCTTCGCCGGGAAGACCCGGCATGAGCCGCAACGACGCTCGCGCGACGCTTCTTAGCGCCCTTGAGCAGATCGACAACATTCACGAACGTCAAGGTGAGGCGCGTAACGTGTATCTCGCGGTCAGCTACGCCTACCAGGTTGATGGGGCAACAACGTTCGGGTGGACGACCACCGATGATCCTTCGTTTGTGACCGCGAGCCTGCTGCGAACGGTCGCCGATAATCTGGAGTTTGAGGAGCCCCGCCGGGAGGTTGAGGAGTAGTGGCGCGTCGCCCTGAGTACCTCCCGCACGACCAGCTTGTCACTGAGCTCGCGGAAACCTTCAAGGCCAGTCAGCGGCAGATCATGCGCCAGATGGAAGCCGCGCTGCGGATCGGCAACCTGGAGTACGCGGTCAACCGAAGGCTTCAGCTCGCCGCGGTCCTAGCCGCCCTTGACCAGCTCGGCGCGGCAACCGACCCGGCAGCAAGGCGCGCGGTCCGCGAAGCGTTCGATGATGGCAGCCGCGTGACCGCCACCGCTATCGGCGCGCAGATGGGCCGGCAGGTTGACATTCCCCGCTCGTTCACTGGCGTGTCCCTCGAGGCGATCCAGGTTCTTCAGGACTCCGCGGCGCAGCGCCTCGCGTTTGCGAGGCAGACCGTTGGTCGCCGCGTTGAAGACTTCTACGCCAAGGCAGGCAGGCGCGCCGCCGTTCGCTCACTGCTGGGCGCTGATGGCTCACCGCAGGCCGCCACACGCGCCCTACGCGCCGACCTGCTCAAAGACCCGGAGGTCAAGAAGCTGTTCAAGGACGGCGTCACCGGGTTCGTGGATCGCGCCAACAAGAAGTGGGCGCTGGACACCTACAGCGAGATGGTCGTCAGAACCACTACCCGCGAGGCGGTCGTGCAGGGCCAAGTGATTCGGATGGCCTCGCACGGCGTGAATCTTTGCCGCGTGTCAATGCACGCCAGCAGCTGCCACATCTGCCGCCCCTACGAGGGGCGCCTGATCAGCCTAGACGGCTCGCTCACTGAGTGGCAGGGGCAGACCGTTGGGGATTCCTCGGTGCCTTTGCCGCCGTATCACCCCAACTGCCGGCACACCATTGAGCCGGTCGTCACCGAGATCGAGGAGCTCCGTCAGGAAATGGAGGCCATCAGTGCCTAAGGTCGTTTACATCGGGCTGCCGGCGATGATCGCTAAGGGTCAGCAGGCGGTTGGTGAGGCGGTTGTGAAGTCCGCTAATGACCTTCAGGGCCGCTCGCAGGCCATCACCCCCGTTGATACCGGCACGCTGAAGGCCAGCATCCACGTTGAGGGCCCGACGGTCAGCGGGAATACCGTCGAGGCCCGCGTCGCTACGGGTGGAGAATCCAGCGAGTACGCGATCTACGTCCACGAAGGAACAAGCCGGATGGGGCCATACAAGTTCATTGAGCGACCGCTGCTGGAAATGATCCCGATCTACCGCGAATACATCAACCAGGCCGCCCGCGACGCCTTCTAATGCCCACCAACTACTACATCGTTGAGGAGCTCCAAACCTACCTGGTCGCCCAAGGTGTCGGGCAGCTACCCAACGCCGCACCTTCCGCGACGGTTCCAAGCATCTGGATTCAGCCAAGGGACGGTGCGCGCCTGCCGGGTAAGCCGCGCGGCAGCTACAGCGCCACGGCAGCGAAGGTGGAGACCACCACCATCACGTTGACCGACACGCAGACCGGGTCCCCGATGAACGGCGGCCTGGAGGCGTACCTCGACGAAGCGTTTATTGACGTGATCGTGCGGTCAAAGACCGCGGCGCCCGGCAAGCTTGTTCACCGCACCATTCGTGGTCTTCTTCACCCGACCGGGGATCTGTTCGGCAAGAAGGGCTGGACGATGAACAGCGTCTTTGTGGAGTACAGCAACATTTGGCGCGCTGAGCAGGCCCTCCCGACGTTGTCGACCGATGGTGAGGTCCAAACCTACGACCGGGTCGCTAGTTACCGCATCGGCGCACGTCGCGCGAACCTGACCGCCTAACAAGACTTTCGCCACCCCGCACGGGGGTTATGTCCAATCAGGCCGCCGCGATGGCGCAGCGGCCTTCAGAACGTCCAAGGAGGACGCCTGTGAGCGTTTACCTAACGCTGCCCGACACGGTTGGGCTCGCACCGGACTTCATTCGCCAGGACGGCAAGCTCGTCCCGAATCCGAAGGCCGGTGAACCCGAACCGCTGAACAGCATCGGCGTGCCGATCCAGATCCCCGTCATGGCTGACGGAGAGGTCATCGACAGCACGCAGACGTACCGCATCGAGCCCGCACAGAAGCTCGGTGACGGCGACTGGGCACGCATCGTGCCTGGCACCCGCATCGTCGAGGTCAACCACGAAGGACTTGCGAACGTGCTGCGCACGCTCGCCGGTTACGTGGACTGCGACCCGCCGAAGAAGTCAACCCCCAAGCAGTCCAAGGAGGACTAGCACATGGCAACCGCTATCGAGTCCGGCATCGGGACTCTCAACTACGGCAGGCAGTCCGCTAAGGGCTCGGCCGCAACCGCATCCACCACCACCGTTGGCTTTGACAGGCCGAAGTGGGAGGGTGGTTTCCTCAAGCCGAACAAGAAGCTCGGCATGCAGGAGTACATCGACGGGCAGCGTTTCGCTTCCCCGAGCACCTACACCGACAGTGTTGGCGGCGAGGTCGGCACGCTGACCCTTCAGCTTCAGCCGGAGAACGCGGGCCTGTACGCCGCGGCGATTCTCGGCGTGGACACCGTCACCGGCGGCTCAGACCCGTACACGCACACCATCACCAGCGCCGGCACGTCCGGTCACTGGTCAACCTGGTGGCAGAAGGTCGGATCAACTGTCGGCCCGGAGCGTGAGTGCTTCATCGACAGCAAGATCGCCAAGCTGACGCTGACCAGCACGTTCGCGGACAAGGTTCTCCGCGGTGAGCTGGACATTCAGTGCCTCAGTGCGGCACGCACGTTCACCTCCGACGCGGCGAAGACGGAGAACAGCAGCGACCCGTATTTCCACACGGAAGCAACCGGGTCGTTCAGCTTCGACTCCACCACCATCAACGAGATCACCGAGAGCACCTTGGAGATCGACACCGCGATGACCCCGTTCTACGGTGACAACGTCGCTCCCTTGCAGCTCATTGAAGGCAAGGGCATGATCACCCGCTCGTTTAAGAGCATCGTCACCGATGACACGCTCGGGAAGTTCCGCAAGGCCGTTTACAACAGCGCGACCCCGGCGTCCAGCACGAACCCGTCCAGCAGCGTGTTCTACGCGAACATGACTCAGACGTTCACCCGTGCGGCGGATCGCACCCTGACGATCACCACTCCGAAGGTCGCTATCGACCCGGAAACGATGGATGTCGCTCCGCGCCCGGAGGGCGGCGAGATCGAGCTTACGCTCGGTGGACGCTGCCTGAAGGACGGTGCGACCGCCGCCGTTACGGTGGTTGCTCTTTCCGGCGAGTCCAGCAGCTACGCCTGATGCCGGCGGCCAAGCGGCCGCCTGCTAAGGGGGCAGCCCGCACACTGACCGTCGCCCGCTTTGAGCAGGCGATGATCCTTCTCGAGCAGCTGGTCGATGAGAACACCGACCTGTTCATCGGAAAGATGCATTCTTTCCGTGAGAAGCATCGTGAGGGCACTGACAGGAAGCTGAACGCTGAGGAGGCCGCGCAGGTTGCGGCCGCCCTCAGTGCCGCCATTGAGGAGGAGTCACGCGACGCAGTCCAGCTCGCTGAGGAGGTCCAGGCGAGTGGGCTGCGCGCGTACGATCAGCCAAGCTCGCAAGAGGTTCTGATGGCCGCCGGGGTCGCTACGGCCCCGGCGTTCATTGGCGCCGCGTTGCGCCTGGTTGCGTTGCTTGAGATCCCCGAGGGGGATTTCGAGCAGGCATACGACGATGGTTCCCTTGACGAGCTTGTTGAGGAGAAGGCCGGTGAGCTTCGCAAGCTGGATCTGGAGGATGCGAGGAAGCTGACGGCGGAAAAACTTGACCTGCTGGCCTCTAAGTCGGGGGCCGGGTCGGGGGAAGGACTGCGCTCGCTGGTCACCGCGGTTTGGCGGGCGCTGACGATAGCCGCGGTAGCAACGACCCCGAGCGAAGGCTCGGGGTTGTCGTCGTTGACGGGCTCGCTCGAAGCTATGGGTGGAGCCGACGAGACATCCTCCACGCCATCCCTGTAGATGAGGCGCTCGAGCTGCTTGGCCTGGTGGTTGAGGCCCGCAACGCTGAGCAGCGTTTTGAGGCTGCCCTTCACGGCGTGGAGTTACAGGACGACGGGCGCGGCGGTAACACGCGCGGGATTCGCGGGTTTCACGAACGGATCAAGAACAGGTGGAAAGGCGGGTAGCTGATGGCGCTTGAGGCTGGCAGCGTTTACGCGGTCCTTGGCGGCAAGTTTATGCCGACTGGGTTTGCGCAGTTTGACGCGGCGATGAAGAAAAGCGCCGCGTCTGCTGGCGCGGCTGAGGCGCAGATCAACCGGTCTAGTGGCCGGTCGGCTGCGGCGATGGGCGCGCTGGGTACAGCTGCCAAGACCGGTGCTGCTGCCGGGCTGCTCGCGGTTGGTGTTGCCGCGGTCTCAAGCGTGAAGGCCGCGCAGAAGTTTGAGAAACAAATCAGCGAGCTTCGCGCCGTAACCCGCGCCTCCTCGCAGGATATGGCGACGATGCGTAAGGCCGCGCTTGATCTTGGTGCGAGCACCGGGATTGGTGCGACGCAGGCCGCGCAAGCGTTGACCGAGCTCGCTAAGGGCGGTCTGTCCAGTGAAAAGGCCATTGGGGCGCTGAAGGGCACAATCGCTATGGCTCAGGCCGGCGGGATGGACCTGGCGACCGCTGGTGAGACCGTGGCAAACGCGCTTAACCTGTTCAAGCTGCGTGGTGAGGACGCCACGATGGTCGCGGATTCGTTCGCGAACGCCGCGAACGCCACGACCGCTGACATCGGGTTTTTCGCGCAGGGCATGGCGCAGGGTGGTGCTGCCGCTAAGGCCGCCGGCTTGGATTTCTCGCAGACCACAGTGTTCCTTGAGGCGATGGCCGCTAACGGGTTCAAGAGCGGATCAGATGCAGGTACGTCGATGAAGACGGCGCTCATTCAGCTGGCTAACCCGACGAAACGAGCTCAAGAGGCCGCAAAGGAGCTCGGTGTCGCGTTCTTCGATCAGCAGGGGCAGATCAGGCCGCTGCCAGCTATCGCTAAGGATCTCGGTGACGCGTTTGATGGCATGAGCAAGAAGGAGAAGCTCGCGACCGCCACGCGCCTGGTTGGCACGGACGGTATGCGCGCGCTTCTGGCGTTGGCTGATCAAGGCCCGGCGAAGCTCAACGCGTTCGCGGCGGCGAACAGTGAGACCGGGTCGGCGGCTCGAGTCGCCGCGGAGAAGATGAACAACTACGAGGGCGCCACGAAGCGCCTTAGTGCAGCGTTTGAGTCGCTCAAGATTGAGGCTGGCACCGCGCTGATGCCCGCGCTGACCGATGCGGCGAACGGGCTGGCGGATTTCTTCAACCAGCTGCGAACCGGTGAGGGTGTCGGCGGCGTGGTCGCGGACATTGGCCGCACGTTCCTGCGGCTTTCCGAAACCGTCCAGACGCTCGCGACCGGCGTGACGTTTGAGAAGATGGCGGAAACCTGGGGAAGCGGATTTACAAATGCTTCGCTGAAGGTGCTTGGCGCGATTCGCGCAATCGTGCAGGCGATGGTTACCGCCTCGAGCATTGGCGGAAAGTTCAATCCGTTTAGGGGCATTGTTGGCCCGCAGGCCCGGCAGGCGCTGAGCAACATTGATCAGATCACCGCGAATCTTCGCGGCATTGAGGCTCGCCGCACAAACATCAAGCTGATCGCGGACAAGAAGGATGTGCTCAGCAGCATTCAGCAGATTCAGCGCAGCAAGATCGCGCCGAAGGTCGCAAAGATCCAGGCGGATGATGGGGATGCTAAGTCGAAGATCAAGAAGCTAGTGGCGCTTGGTATTCCGCGGAAGGTTGCGCGCGTGCTTGCGGATACTGGTTCAGCGCAGGCGGCGATCAGCCGTGTTCGATCTGAGCTCGCGGCGATCACTAGCAAGACGGTGACGTTGACTGTTCGCCGGGTCGGTCAGGCGATCTCCGGGAACGCCGCTGGCCGCGGCGCCGGTAGCGCGGAGACCGCCTTGGTTGGTGAGGGTGGCGGCCCTGAGTACATCGTCGACACGGCGACAGGCCGCAGCCGCAAGGTGACTGGCCCGACGGTGATGAACCTTTCACCGACGGAGTACGTGATCCCAACGGAAAGCAAGTATCGCGGCCGCGCGCTTGGGCTGATTGCTGAAATGGCTTCGGACATGGGCTTGGTTGGGTACGCCAAGGGCCGCAAGGGCAAGAAGAAGGAATCCGCTAAGGAGCGCAAGAAGCGCCGTGAGCGCGAGGATCGGCGCATCGGGATTTCGGACACGAACGCCGGTCGGTTTGGCACGGAGATGGACACCGCGCAGATTGAAGGTAAGCAGAAGGCTTGGGAGGAGGCCCGCAAGAAGCGCCTGAAGGCACTAAACACTCATCTTGGCCGTGTGACCGCGGCGAGGAAGCGCACGAAGCCCGGTTCGCAGCGGTATACCGAGCTTTCCGCGAAGGCTTCGGAGATTCGTAACGCGATCGCCTCTACTAAGGCTGAGACCTATCAGGTTGATCCGGTTGACACGGGCCTCACTGATGGTGAACAAAACCAAATCGACGCGCTTGACGCGGCGATTGCCCTCGCTGCTTTAACTGAGGGCACAGGTGATGACCTCGCCGCACTCCAAGGCAAGGCCGGCGTTCTGGCCGGGATGCTTGAATCGGCGCGCACGTCGGGTCGCCCGTCGCGCGTCATTACCGAGCTTGCCGGGCAGCTCAAGAGCACCCGTGATGACATCTCCTCACTTACGGGGCAGGCTGCTGGAACACCTGACACTGCTGGCCCGACCGCTGATGAGCAGGCGCAGAACGAGCAGAAGATGAACCGGGAGCGCATTAACGCGCAGTCAGCGTTTATCGACCGCCTGGTTGGCGCAACGATCGGTGGGGCGGGGAACACGCTGGTGTTTCAGTCCTACGTCCCGCCGAGCCCGACGGAAGCTAAGCGCCTGGCGGATTACACCGTTGGTGGCATCGGGTATCAGGGCAGTGTTCCCTCAAGCCGTGAGTCGGTGGGTGTCTGATGGCTGACCGGCGCCGCGTTGTCACCATCACCCCGGCCGGGGCTGTTGGTCTCGTGAAGGATCTGGAGGACGGCACCAGCTACTTCTCGGTGCGTGACAGCTTTGAGGTCACGTCATCGCCACGAAAGACGGTGTTTGCGCAGCGCACGCGTCGTTACGGCGGCGGGCAGGCCGCGAGCGAGTCGCATGAGAACGCGGTGGTTAAGTGGAAGATGATGGTTGCCGGGTCGACCGCGGACAACGTGAACGCCAACGTGGAGTCCGCGCTCGGGGTACTCGAGCGCGCAACGCTGGACACGTTCCTTGAGTGGCGCCCGGAGGGTGCGGGAACCAGCACCTACTTTGAGATTCGTGGCCCGGCGTCTTGGCAGCTGAGCTATCAGTGGGTTCAGTACGTCGGCACCAAGACGATGATTGTGGATGTGTCGGTTCCGGTTGCGCCGCTCGCTCGCGGTGACGTGACTGATGCGGTGCCGATTCAGTCGCAGACCTTCAGCAGCACAACGATGCCGGAGACCGTTGCGCTTGGCACCGCGGTTCCCGGGACCGCTCCGGCGGCGTGTGACATCAGCTTGCGAACCAGTGGCGGCACCAGCGCCCCGATTTGGGCGCTGATTGGGTGGACCAGGCGGCCGGACACGCCGATGGCCGGATCAATCGCTCCGTTCGGAGCGGTGGACGCGGAAAGCTACACCTCGGTGACGACGTGGGCGGCGATCGGCACCGACACCGACTTTCGCAACAGCAACGGCATTCGCGCCACCACATCCGGTGCTGGGACCGCATCGGCGTTGTGGACGGTTGACCCGTCGGTAATGCAGCCTGATGAGTTCACTGAGGGCACGATTGACGTTGAGGTTTGGGCGCGGGTGGAGCTCGCGTCGACCGTGGTGTCACCGAAGCTGACGTTGAGCCTTGAGCCGAACGCCGGCAGCTCGTTTGGCGCCTCGCAGTACAGCGCGGAGTTCGGGTCGGCGGGCAAGCTGCTAACGCTTCCCTCGAGCGGGACCAGGTTCCGGTTTGTTCGGCTTGGGACGCTGACGATGCCGGTGGACACGGTTACGCCTTTGAAGTGGGATGTGAAGGTTGCGGCGGCGTGGTCGACTGGTTCAAGCGGCTCGTTTGGCCTTGACTACCTGTGCCTAGTGCCCGCCAGGTCGCGGACGGTGAGTAAAAGCGGGGTCGCTAATGATTCCGCTTTCCCGGATTTCATCGTGTCAACGAGCGACACCACCAAGACGGTTCGGTCGGATCTGTCGGGGCTGGTGGCGTCAGCTGCCGGGAACGCCGGCGCGGATTCCGGGCTTGGTGGCACCCCGATTGAGTTGCCGCCTGGTGACGTGAACGTGTTCGTGAAGTTGTCAAGCCTGGTTGCTGATGATCCAACCTCCGATGCGACTACGGAGCAGAAGGAGCACACTGGCGTCACCGGCACGTTTTTGATCTCGCCGCGCTACTGGATCACGAGGTAGCTCGGTGTCCCTTGTTCTGCTGTTCAACGGGCAGGGTGGGTACACCCCGCCGGTCAGCACCTACGGGTTCACGCAGCCAAAGGATGTCATTGTCCGCGTTCAGGCCCTTGATGGTGCGTGGGAGACCTGCGGCGCTGACCGGGCCCGCGGGATTGTCCCGGAGAACGTGCAGCTGGTCAGTGATCAGTGGGGTAGTAAGACCGCGTCGTTTGATTTGCGGCGTGACCCGAAGGCGATCTGGCCGGACATCAGTGCGTTCGCGCCGGTTGAGGTTGAGGTGGGCGGCCGGCTGGTGTGGTCGGGCAGGGTGGCTGAGACCCCGGTTCGGGATTCAACTGATTCGGTGATTGGCGTTCAGTGCGAGGGCTGGCAGGCGCACTTGGATGATGACTTGTATGAGCGGATTTACGCGCACACGAATCTGACGGATTGGGTGGATGCTCGGGGCCTGCCCGGGGCGGTGCTGACGACTTGGCTTGCTTCGGGTTCGGTTGAGACCGGGAACGGCAACATCGTTATTGGCTGGGCTAATGCGGCGAATGTGGCTAACGGCCAGCATGTTGGGGTTGTTTTGGATCTTGGCCCAAACAGCACTGCGAAGCGCGTGGTGGTCGACTTCTCGAATGAGAACGTTGCTGCTGGGTTCTATGAGTTTCGGTGCCGGGCGTTTGATGACATTGCCACGTTTGCTGGAACGGGCGAAACGGTCTTTAGCGTTGAGCCGGCAACCGCGTTGAGCCCGCAGGCGGCGACCCTGACGACCGCGAGGCGCTACTTGGCGCTTTACCTGGTGCGAACGGGAGTATCGACTACTGAGAATGGTGACCGGAAGGTGCGGATTACTGCGGCGCAGGTGTTCGCGGATACCGCTTACGAGTCTGGAAACACGTCGATCTTAAAGGCTGATCAGGTGGTGAAGGATGCGCTGAGTCGCGCAACGTTGTTGTTGAGTAGTGACCAGTCGGGCATTAGCGCGGGAACGTTCAGTATCCCGGAGCTCTCGCCGTCTGATCCGAAGACGCCGCGTGAGATGTGGAATGCGGTGAATGCGTTTGAGGATTACCAAGCGGAGATTGACGTGTTGAAGCGCCCGGTGTTTAGGGCTAAGCCTTCTTCGCCGGAGGTTGAGGTCGGCGCCTGGTCGGGAATGGAGTTTGAGGACTCGTCAGCTAACTCGGGTGGGGATGTGTATTCCGGGGTGGTGGTGACGGGTACGCAGGCGGATGGCTCACCCTTGCGGGTTACTCGCACGCAGGCGCAGCAGCCAGGGGTGTTGTCGACTGCGTTGACAACACCAGCCGTCACGAATCCTTCGTTTGCGACTAACACGTCGGGTTGGAGCTTGTCGGGTGCTTCGTCAACGATTACGCGCGACACGGTCACGTTTGATTCGTCACCTGCTTCGTTGCGGTGGGATCTGACAGGAGCGTCAGACAACCTGAGCAAAAGTGCCAGCTACTACTTGACTGGAGCTACAACTGGCACCTTCAGGAAAGGCGTGACTTACACCCTTAGCGTTAGGGTAAGGCCAAGTGCTGCCGGGCCATCTTACACCACTCAGCTTAGAGTAGTGTTTGGTGACTATTCGTCGCCCTACACAAACATAGCTGCTGGGACCACATTATTCAATAGCAACGCTTGGCAGACGCTTCAAGTCGCGTGGACGCCGGCTGAATCATTTAGCGGTAACGCGGTTCAGATCTGGTCACTTGTAGGCCGCGGGGGTAATGCGTTCTTCTACATTGACTCACTTAGCATCGCTGCCGCGCAGCCAACCATCATTGAGCGCCGCAGCTTTGCGCGCACCAAACAGGTAGCCAGCAGCTTCACGCTCACCACCCCCGCCGCGCAACAAATAGCCGACAAGTGGCTTCTTTCGCATAAGACCAGCCCGTTCAAAGGCCGCGCGAAACTCACTGGCAACCAGGCGTGCCGCGAAATCAAAACCGGCCGGCCAGTTAAGCCCGAGGAGCTCCTCCTCCGAACCGGTGAGCTAATCCGCTTCGGTGACCGCATCGACCCTGACACTGGCGCCACTGGCCGCGACGGGCGCCTAGTGGAAGCGCAATACGAAGCCGACACTGACAGCGTCACCCTCACCATCGACAGTAGCCGCGCCGGATTCGAAGCGCTCCTCGAGCGCCTCGGCGTCGTCCTCGGCCAGAACCGCTTCAGCTAAAACCCCCGAAAACCCGCGACGTTGCAGGAAGATCGATCATGACGACCGCTGACCTTGTCAACCTTGTAGTAAGCCGCTTGGACTCCATTGAGAGCCACCAAACCGCTTTTCGTAAAGAGGTTCGGCAGGACGTTGAGGAGATCAAGCAGCTCGCGCGTATAACCAACGGTCGCGTGACCGCATTGGAGCGCCAAGAGATTGATGAGAAGGCGCGGCTCAGCGAGCGCCAGAAGATCGACCAGGAGAACGCTGAGGGCAGGGAGAAGCGCGTCGCACCAGTTCGTCAGGTGATGATCAGTGTCGCCGCCGGGGTCACCGTCGCGGTGACGGTCGGTGCGCTTAGTCACTTCGGGCTCGTCTAAGCCCATCCCATACCTGTTGCAGTGGCTGGCCCGCCAGGTGGTGCGGCTGGTGCTGCTCGTTGACCGGAAGGATTAGCGTTGAGTAAGCGTCGTAACCGGCTGGATCAGACCGTCGCGTTGAATGGCACCCCGTTGTTTCGCGGGCATCGGTTGATGCTTCGTGACGCGGCGAAGCATGGCTGGACTGGGGTGGTTAACAGCGCCGATCGCCGTAAGGGTGTGCCGGAGCGTTACGGGAAGCTCAGCCAGGCGGCGCTTTACGCCGGGTGGCTTGCCGGGAAGGCCGGGTTCAATCCCGCTAATCCTCCCGGCCGCTCAACGCATGAGCTTCGATCCGATGGTGTCGCCTACCGCGGCCCGGTCGGCCGACCTTTGGCTTGGTGGCAGCTTGGCCTTGACGTAACCAACGCTGACCAGCTGCTCAGCGTCCTTAACCGACTCGGTTACAGCGCTTTCCGGCCGTACTCGGTTGGCAGTGAGCGTCACCACATCAACCTTCGGCGCTCACCGCGCCGCCAGCTCATCAAACGCAAGCAGTGGAGGCGCTAAGTGCGACGCGGATTCAAGCAGCCAAAGGTTCACATCACCCGGATCGTGCGCAACCGCAGCGGGCGCACCACCGCCGTCAGGTTGATCGTCCTGCACTCCACCGAGAGTCACGACCGCCCCGGCACACAGGATCTCAAGGGCGTCCTGTCGTGGTTTGATAACCCCGCGGCGCAGGCTTCAAGCCACATCATCATCGACAAGGAGGGCCTCACCGCCCGCGCGGTCGATGACCGTGAGAAGGCGTGGACATGCGCGGCGTTCAACGGCGTGTCCGTGAACGTCGAGCAGATCGGATGGTCTCGGTTCACGCAGAAGCGTTGGCTGATGCGCGACAAGCAGCTGCGCGCAACCGCCAGGTGGATCGCGTTCTGGTCGCTGAAGTACAACATTCCGATCAGTCAGGGCGCGGTCCTCGGTCGCGCCGTCGCCTCCCCGGGCGTGGTCACTCACTCAATGCTTGGTGAGCCCGGCGGCAACCACGGCGACCCGGGGAAGGGATACCCGTTCGAGAAGGTTTTGCGCATGGCCCGCTGGTACAGGCGGTTTGGCTGGTTTTCCCGATGAAAGGAACACAGGTGAAGCCCACACGGAAAGTAAGCGCCGCTGGTATCGGCGGAGCGATCTCAGTGCTGGTGATCTTTATCGCGCAGGAGTTCGGCGTGGAGATCCCGGGGGATGTTGGCGCGGCCATCGGTACGGTCGCGGCGTTCGGCCTTGGGTGGCTGGTGCCATCTGAGTAAGGACAAGCCGCTTAGCGCCGAGGAGCTACGTGAGCTCGGCGCTGAGCATGGCAGCTGGGCGAAGGTTGCCAAGCACCTTGGCAAGCCGTCCAGCACCATCAGGGATCGCGCTTTTAACTTGGGCGTGGACATACGGGATCTCACTCCCGGCACGAGAACCAAGACGCCGCAGATGACCCCTGGAGTGAAGGTCAACGGCGACTTGGCTGAGGTCGTCAGCAAGCCTTCTGTGGAGCTTGGCGACATCGACACGCTGCTGCGTGAGCGCGGACTAAACCCCGATGAGTGGGAGGTCAAGTCCGCGACCCTGAATGAGTGGGATTCCCCAACCGGGGATGTTCTTAAGCAGCTGAAGGTCACGCTTCAGCGCAAGGTCGACACCGCCTGGTTGTTTCCGGCGGTCGACGTAAAGCCGCGTGCTGTGAGGCGCAGCCGGCGCTCCTCGAGCGCCGATCGTGTCGCGGTCTGCTTACCCGATCAGCACGCGCCGCTGCACGACAGCGCGCTTCACGACGCGGTTTGCGGGTTCCTCACGGAGTTTGCGCACACCGACATCGTTGCCTTGGGTGACCTTGGCGACTACGCGCCGATCAGCCGGTTCCGCGACAGCGGCGCGCAGAAGTGGATGGCATCCGCTCAGGACTGCATTCAGGCATCGTTTGAGCTGCTGAGCGACTACCGCTCCGCGAGTGATGCGCCGATGGTGTTGCTGAAAGGCAACCATGACTGGCGCCTTGAGACCGAGCTGCTCAGCCGCGCTGAGCGCCTGTACGGGATCAAGCCTGCGGAGATCCCCGGCGCTGAGCAGATTCCCGCCAACAGCCTTCGCCACCTCCTTCACCTTGACGCGATTGGGTGCGAGCTGATCGAACCGGAGATTGAGGGCGATGACTACAACCACGCGGAGTATTGGCTCAGCGACCAGCTGGTGTGCATCCACGGCAAGCAAGTAAAGAACGGCGCTGAGAAACACGCGGAAAGCATCGGTGCCTCAGTGATCATGGGGCACACGCATAAGCAGCGCGCGACGGTGGTGTCCAGGTGGAGTAACGACAGCCTCTATCACCTGGATGCGGTTGAAGCCGGCACGCTCCGCGAGCTCGGCAAGTCGATTGGTTACGCCAACCGCCCTAAGAGCCAGCAGGGCTTCGCGGTCGCAACGGTGCTGGCTGACGGCTCGCACACGATTGAGCTGGTGCGCTGGGACGGGAACAAGCTGCGGTTCAGGGGGAGGTCGTGGTGAATGCGGGTCGTCAACAGCGAGGAGCAGATCCTCACCGCGCTGCGTAAGCAGGGTTTTGAGGCGGAGATTGTCCGCACCACCTTTGAGCAGGGAAGCCTGGTTGTGCTGTTCACGATTCAGGGCACGACGGGGAAGCGGCTGGGGTTGACGGCGTACATCACTGCGCGTCCGGGAATGCCGGACGGCGCGCTGGAGGCCGAGCCGCGCATCGACATCTTTGAGGGATTTGTTTAACCGACCACATGAGGGGGCTAGTGATGGGCGCTGGGACACTGACCGGCTGGGACTACTGCAAGGTTCATGGATGCCAGGAGGAGGGCGACGGGATTGAGTACGCCAACCCGCGGCTGAAGCATCTGTGTCCGCGGTGTAATCGGCCGAGGGCAACGGGTAACGAGAAGCGCGATCTGATTCGTGAGCGGTTCCTGACCCTTGAGGCCAGTCAGTTTGTGCGGGGGATAAGTCCGGCGGAA